GTTTTTATTAGTGCGACTCCAGGTGATTGGGAATTGTCCCAAAGTACAGGGAATATAGTTGAGCAAGTTATAAGACCAACCGGTGTTTTAGATCCTCTAGTTGAAGTACGTCCAACACATGGTCAAGTTGACGATTTGCTTTTTGAAATTAGAAAAAGAGCATCAAAAAATCAAAGAATACTTGTCACAACTCTAACGAAAAGAATGGCTGAAGATCTTACGGATTATTTATCTGAAAATAAAATAAGAGTTCGCTATCTTCATTCAGAGATTCATTCAATAGAAAGAATTGAAATTATTCAAGATTTACGACTTGGAGAATATGATGTTTTAGTAGGAGTTAATCTTCTAAGAGAAGGTTTAGATTTACCTGAGGTTTCACTAGTCGTAATTCTCGATGCTGATAAAGAAGGATTTTTAAGAGCTCAAAGATCTTTGATACAAACAATTGGTCGAGCAGCAAGGCATGTAGAAGGCTTGGCTTTGCTTTATGCAGATAAAATGACAGACTCTATGGCAAAGGCTATTAGTGAGACGGAAAGACGTCGTGAAATACAAAATATTTATAATATTGAGAATGGTATAACTCCTAAGCCAGCAGGTAAGAAAGCAAATAATTCAATTCTTTCTTTTTTAGAGCTTTCAAGAAGATTAAATCAGGATGTAAATACCGAAGATTTTGTTGATATTGCTGATAAGTTAATAGATCATAGTTCTAAAGATTCTGATAGTGGAATATCCTTAGATTCATTGCCTGAATTAATTGAAAAATTAGAATCTAAAATGAAAATAACAGCCAAAGATCTAGATTTTGAAAAGGCTGCAATTCTGAGAGATCGTATAAAGAAATTAAGGCATCGTTTAGTAGGAAATTGATATAATTTTAGTTTTCATTTTTTCCTAATTTAAAGCAAGAATGAATTTCATTTAATGCTTTTTCACCATATTTTTCTGAGATAATACAAGTTGTTCTGATTTCACTAGTAGCTATCATTTCGATATTAATTTTTTGATTTGCTAGTGCTCTAAATATTTTACCAGCTGTTCCTTTTGTGAAAGGCATCCCAGAGCCTACTGCGCTAATTCGAACGATGGATTCTCCTTCTTCGAGACTTGATCCCTCCCAATTAGTTAGCAATTCTTCTAAAATATATTTAGCCTCGCTTCTATCATTTTTCTTTAATGTAAAACTAATATCTTTAGTTTTATCCTTATGCTTTCTTTCTGATTGAACTATTGTATCTAAGCTGATACTTTTCTCGGCCAATGTGGAGCATATCGTGGAAGCAGTCCCTGGCATATCTGGAACGTTCTTTACGCTAATTTGTATTTGATCTTTATCTAAAGCTATTCCTCTTACTTCAGGCTCATTTTTATTTTCAATAATAGGGTTAAGAGTAATTTGTTTATCGCTAAGCTTGAAAACTTCTCCTACACTTCGTAATGCTTTTTTCCCTAATTCTGAGTCAATTACGCAACTTACTTTAACTTCACTAGTTGCTATTAGCCTGATATTAATACCAGAATCAGATAGAGTTTGGAAGAGAGAAGATGCTATTCCAGGTCTCCCCATGATCCCTGCTCCGTAAATACTTAGCTTAGTAAGACTCTTTTGATAAGATATTTCACCTCCAATAGTATTCATAAGTTTTTTACATTGAGCTTGCGCATTATTTAACTCATTTTCAGCAACAGTAAAAGTAATATCGTTTGAGTTGATTTGATGTGTAGCTTGAATAATGAGATCTACATTTACGCCGCCTTCTGATAAAGATTCAAAAAGTTCAGCAGCAATTCCTGGACGATCTGGAATATTAGATAGAGCTACGACGGCTTGATTCTCAACAAGTTCTAACCCATCGACTGGACTGCGATGTTCTATACCACCTTGAGAAAAAACATTGTTCTTTTTGCTAGTTAAAGTCGTTCCATCAAGGTCGTCCCAACTTGACTTCACTACAAGAGAAACGCCGAAATTTCTTGCTATTTCAACTGCTCGAGGATGCAAAACAGCAGCTCCAAGACTTGCGAGCTCTAACATTTCATCACAACTAATATTTTTCATTAATTGTGCATTTTTAACAATTCTTGGATCAGTTGTTAACACGCCGGGAACATCGGTATAAATTTCACATTTTTCAGCTTCAAGGGATGCTGCTAAAGCGACTGCAGAAGTATCTGATCCTCCTCTTCCTAAAGTTGTGATTTCAGCAATTCCTCCTATACCAAGACTTGTGCCTTGGAATCCAGCAATGACTATGGTCTTGCCTTGACTTAAGAGTTTTTTTATTCGTTCTGTTCTAATCTCGAGTATCCTTGCCCTTCCATGAGCTGACTCTGTAATGATTCCAGCTTGAGTACCAGTTAAAGAGATTGCTAGTATGCCCAATTCATTCAGGGCCATTGTCAATAATGATATTGAAATCTGCTCTCCAGTTGATAAGAGCATATCCATCTCACGATGAGGAGGATCAAGAGTTATCTCTGAGGCTAGTTTTGTTAACTCATCAGTTGTATGTCCCATTGCCGATACAACAACTACCAGATCATTTCCTTTCTCTTTACTTGACTTGATTTTTTGCGCGACAGCTTTTATTCGCTCAATGCTTCCTAGAGAGGTGCCGCCAAATTTCTGAACCAGCAAGGTCACCAACGGTTCCACCAGCAGTGCTGCTAATGTCACCGAAGTTTTGAGATGCACCAACTGTTACAGCACTACCTGGAATAGCGTCAGCTTGAGTATAACTCTGAGCGAAGCTAAATGATGATCCAGGACTATCTTGAGTCGCTGCTATAGTTCCAGGCGAATATACACCTGATGCTATAGTACCAGTACTGACCGTGTTCACCGTCGTACCATCAGTTGTGTCAACACCCGAGCCACTAATGGCGAACGAGGATCCTATCCTCTCAGCTGTTGTATGAGCTCCTCCAACACTTAGTTGGACACTCGAAGCAAATCTAGATGTAATGTCTGCCCTCACTGGGGTTACCAAAGCACCAAAGGTTGCAAGCATAATAAAAGGAATAAATTTTTTCATGCCACTTGACATTGTTACCTGGAACTATATAGGTGTTTATAACCGTATGAAAAATGTACGGCGTATACCATTTAAGATTTTCATAATGTATGATTAAATAGTAGTGTCGCCGTAAGGGACACCATTTACACTCGCTTTTAAAGGAGAACTATGAACACACTAGCAAGATACCATGCTGCTAATCTTCCTGAACTCATGGAGAAGATTACTCGTAACGGCATTGGAATAGATGATTATCTAAATAGGTTCTGGGAGACGGAATCCCAAACTAATTATCCACCATACAATTTGGTGTATTTGAATAACCATGAGTCAAGATTGGAAGTCGCATTGGCAGGCTTCAAGAAGGAAGAGGTCAAAGTCTTCACAGAGTTTGGAAAATTACATGTTGAAGGCATCAAAGAAGATAAGGAAACAGATGCACAATATCAACACAGGGGCTTGGCACAACGTTCATTCAAACGCTCTTGGACACTCAGCGAGGATTGCGAAGTTCGACAGGTCGTTTTTGCCGACGGACTCTTGTCCGTGGAACTGGGAAAAGTAGTACCCGAACATCATACACGCAAGGATTACTTGACAGTAGATTAAATGTAGTTTAAGATACACTATATAATGAGCCACGATAGCGGATCCTAATGAAAAGGCTTATCGCATTAGCAGCACTTGCTTCCCTAATACCTGGTTGTGCCGAGGCACGGACTAGACTTTCGGGAGCAGGTGCTTCTTTTCCATCTAAAATATACAGTAGATGGTTCTCTGACTACGCAAAGTCAGGAGGTAACAGAGTAAACTACCAAGCAGTTGGTAGTGGTTCAGGTAGAAAAGCATTCCTTGATGAGACAGTGGACTTCGGAGCATCCGATGATCCTATGAAGCAAGGTGATATAGCAAAAGCAAAAAGAGGTATGGTTCAGATACCTATGACAGGAGGCACGATTGCTTTCGGTTATAATAATCCTAGTTGTGATCTAAAACTTACACAAGAGCAAGCAGTACAGGTTGCTATTGGTGAGATTAACAATTGGAATCAAGTAGGATGTGATGAGCAACCTATGACTTGGGTGTATCGTTCTGATGGTTCAGGAACTACTGCTGCCTTCACAAACTCTATGAAAGCATTCAGTAAGAAGTGGAAGTTAGGTGTGGGTAAATCAGTTGCTTGGCCTGTGGGTATAGGTAATAAAGGTAATGCTGGTGTTGCTGGTAATATCAGAACTACACCAGGTTCTATTGGATATGTAAATCAATCTTATGTTAAAGGTGAAATCAGAGCTGCTGCTCTTCAGAATAAAAATGGCGACTATGTTACACCATCAGTTGAGTCTGGTGCTTTGGCACTCAATGGTATTACACTCGATGAGAACCTCGCAGGGACAGACCCTAACCCTGCAGCAGAAGGTGCTTACCCCATTGCTACGCTTACATGGGTACTTGCTTATGAAACTGGTAATGGTAACAAGACTGAAGCAGTGAAGGATACCTTTAAAACGTTACTCTCTACAGAGTATCAAGAGAAGGCATCTGTGCTAGGTTATGTACCACTCAGAGGTGACATCCTTGAGAAGTCTCGTGCTGCTGTTGAAAGGATATCTAAATAGTATACTAACAATTTTATAATGACTGCTCCAACATTAACCGATCTCATATATCTCAAAAGAAATTTTTTGAGTAGAGATCAGTGTGATATGATTATTAATGAGTTTGAAACAAGTCCAGACCCACCTCAACAAGAACATTGCCCTCAAGCGTTTACTGGTGAAGATATTTGGTCACCATTTTTAGTAAAGTCTCCTCAATATAAAAGTGCTAGTTTCTGTTTGATACATGAAACTATTGAGAAAATGATTAATGACTATCATGATTACACTGATACCTTTGATGCATTTCATGTTCTTAGGAGAGAAAGCATGATGCATCCTCACAAGTATCGTATTATGAAATATAATAAAGGTGCTTGGATACATCCCCATATAGATCATGATCCTGGTGTGTATGGTAGTTGTACTATCAATTTAAATACTGACTATGAGGGTGGCACATTTTCCTTTTGGGGAGGTAAACATAAAGTCGAGTTGGGTTTAGGTGATGTAATGATTTGGCCAGCAGATTTCTTTTGGGTACATGAAGTAGAAGAAATAACATCTGGTGTACGATATTCAGCAAATACATTTTTGTGTGAGAATCCAGTACTCTTACCACCAGAAGTGAGATATAATATTAGACAACATTGTATGAGTTGACGTTATTGGTAAATAGTGGTACTATAAAGGAACCTGAGTTTAAATTATGGATAAAGAATTAGGATTTGTAAATGCGATGTTCACTGTTCCTATAGTGCATTATCCTATAGAGAATTGGTCTGAGAATAAAAAGAAGATACTTGATGCATTACCACCAGAGGATGATTCTCAATTGGAACCAAATGGTACTGGATTGTATACTGACTTCTTTATCAATGGAAAGGTTAAAGAGTTACCTAGTTATTTCCATACAGTAGTAGATGTGATCAAACCATACCTAAAAAGCTTTATGGATGGTAATCCAGTAGAGTTTGTTGAAATGTGGTACCAAAAATACTATAATATGGTGGAGCATAAGACACACTGTCATGGATTTACTGGATGGTCGTCAATTATCTATGTTGAGTTTGATCCAAAGGTGCATGAGTCTACTAGGTTCTTCTCACCATTTAGACAACCTTGGGATTGTGACGTAGAGGTCTTCCAACCAAAGGTAAAGGAAGGAGATATGATACTCTTCCCTTCATCTCTACTACATGAAGCACCTGTTAATAGAACCGATACAAGAAGGACTATCGTATCATATAATATTAGAGGTTATGTAGATTACGTTAAACATGCGTTATTTTCTCCTGTTGGAGCAACAACTATCAACAACGATAAACACAAGCCTTAAAAAATAACTATATACTATACAACAGAAGAGACCCGATGGGTCTCTTTTTTGTTTGAGGTTACTATGAATGTTTATGTAAATTTAAAACCAAACACCTATGGTGGTGAGTCAGACCTCTTGACATTAGAGGTACCTTCAGGTTATACTGAAGAACTTCTGCGGCATGTTAGACCCATCGCAGAACAAAAAAATATATCCGAAGATAGAATCCTTAAGGATATTATCAAGGAAGCAGTACACGAAATCGAACGGAGGGATTATGAGCGTAAGGGTCGTAAGAACAAGAAACGGTGAAGATGTCATCTGCGACATCCGTGAAATTAGTCAGGAGGGAGATCAAGATAAAAAGATCCTTGGTTATCAGTTAATTCAACCATATAGTGTTTGGATTTCTGAAGGAATAACTGCTGACGATGATGAAGGTAACATTCATAAACTCAGTAATCCTGAAATTACTATGGAACCTTATGTACCTCTTGCAAAGGATCAAAAAATCATCGTTCGTTATGATGAAATTATCAGTGCATATGAAACACATGATGATGTAGTCGAAAAATACAATCAATTAGTTGGAGCAACAAATGGCATCGAATCTGAAGATCCTGTTGATGACAAACAGGAGTGAGCATCTAATCGGTCAAGTGAGTGAGTTGGATGAAGAACCTGCAATCTTAGTTGAAAAATGTTTTAGTATTTCTCCTGAAGGAGTATTGACACCATTCCCTCCGTTTGCTTCACAACGTGATTTGTTCTTGACATCTGAGTCAGTTTTGACTATAGTGGATGCATCAGAAGAAATTACCAAGGAGTACAACGCACAGAATGAGTAGGTTCTACACCAACGTTCAACTTGCAGGTAATACAATTCTCTATCGTGGGTACGAGGATGGGCAAAGAGTCCAATCTCGTGCCCATTTTAGTCCTACCTTATTTGTAACTTCAAACAAGGAGGAGAAGTATAAAACTCTAGAGGGTGAGAATGTTCGCCCAGTTAAATTTGAAACTTCACGAGAAGCAAGGGAGTTTATTCAACAGTATCAGAATGTTGAAGGGTTTAAAGTTCATGGGTATGAGCGATTTGTATATCAGTTTATTACCCAAGAGTTTCCTGATGAGGTTGATTATAGTATCAATCAGATGAAGATCTATGCAATGGACATTGAGGTTCAATGCGAGAATGGATTCCCTAATGTAGAAGAAGCAGCAGAAGAAATGTTGTCAATCACCATTAAAGACATGGTGACAAAGCAGTATTATTGTTGGGCAACTCGTGAATTTGAAGCACCAGAAGGTGTAGAGACTCATATCTTTTGGAATGAGAAGGAAATGTTAAATCATTTTCTTGGTTGGTGGGTTGAGAATACCCCTGACATCTTAACTGGTTGGAACGTGAATCTATATGACGTACCATACATTGCTAGACGTGTAAACAGAGTTCTTGGTGAGAAATGGATGAAGAGTCTGTCACCATGGAACCGTGCAAATGAGAGGGAAGTCTTTGTTCAAGGACGTAAAAACTATGCTTACGATATTTCTGGTGTCAATATCCTTGATTACCTTGATCTATATCGTAAGTTTACATATTCAAATCAAGAGTCTTACCGACTTGACCACATCGCTTTCGTCGAACTTGGTCAGCGAAAAGTTGATCACTCTGAATACGAAAACTTCAAGGACTTCTATACCTCTGACTGGCAGAAGTTCATGGAATATAACATCCAAGACGTTGAACTAATTGACCGTCTTGAAGATAAGATGAAGTTGCTAGAACTAGCAATTACTATGTCTTATGATGCGAAGGTAAACTTTGAGGATGTGTACTCACAGGTTCGCATGTGGGATACCATCATTTATAATTACCTACGTGAAAAGAACATTGTTGTCCCACCTAGAAAAGGATCTAAAAAGGATGAAAAATACGCAGGAGCCTATGTCAAAGAACCGATTCCAGGAAAGTATGATTGGGTGGTTAGTTTTGACCTCAATAGTCTGTACCCTCATCTTATTATGCAATACAATATCTCACCAGAGACCCTCTGGGAGACTAGACATCCCAGTGCGAGCGTTGAGAGGATCTTGAATCAAGAGGTAGAGATTGATCCTGAGTTCGCAACATGTGCTAACGGTGCTCAGTATCGTAAGGATGTGTATGGGTTCTTACCAGAAATTATGCAGAAGATTTATGATGAGCGAACGATTTATAAAAAGAAAATGCTCCAAGCGAAGCGGGACTATGAAGTTTCGCCAAGTGCCAAACTACAAAGAGATATTAGTAAATTCAATAACATCCAAATGGCTAGAAAAATACAGCTCAATTCGGCTTATGGTGCCATTGGAAACCAGTACTTTAGATACTACAACTTATCTAATGCTGAGGCGATTACTCTTAGTGGGCAGGTTAGCATCCGTTGGATTGAAAACAAAATGAATAAGTATCTAAACAAGATACTTAAAACAGAGGAGGAAGATTATGTTATTGCTAGTGATACTGATAGTATCTACCTCAACCTTGGTCCTTTGGTCGAAACTGTATACAAGGGCAGAGAGAAAACTGATAAGAGCATTGTGTCGTTCCTTAATAAGATCTGTGAGATGGAACTTGAGAAGTATATTACGAGTTCTTATGAAGAATTGGCCAAGTACGTAGGTGCTTATCAACAGAAGATGTTCATGAAGCGAGAGAACATTGCCAATAAAGGTATATGGACTGCTAAGAAACGTTACATTCTTAATGTGTGGGATAGTGAAGGTGTTCGATATGAGAAACCTAAACTTAAGATCATGGGTTTGGAAGCAGTTAAGTCCTCTACTCCTGCTGCTTGTAGAACAGCAATTAGAGACGCATTGACAGTTATTATGAATAAAGATGAGGACGCAGCACAGAAATTCATTGCTGATTTTAGGGAAGAGTTTACATCATTACCTGTTGAAGATATATCATTTCCAAGAGGTTGTAATAATCTAAATAAATGGGCACATCCTGCTACCCTTTACGCAAAGGGAACACCTATTCACGTTAGAGGAGCATTACTCTACAATTTTCATAATAAGAAGAACAAATTAAAACATAAGTATCCCTTAATACAGGATGGCGAAAAGATTAAATTTGTATATCTAAAGACACCTAACAAGATCGGAGAAAATGTGATCAGTTTCTTGAGCACTTTTCCTCGTGAGTTTGGGCTTGACAAACAGGTGGATTATGACTTACAATTCAGCAAGAGTTTTCTTGAACCAATCAAAGTCATTATGGATACGATAGGATGGAAGCCAGAAAAAGTTGCTAACCTTGAAATTATAATCGGATGACCACAAACATTGTTGAATATCAGAAAGCCTTTAGTGCTGGAGAAAATCCTAGTGAGAAGGAGTTCTTTGATAAAGACGAAGCCCAATGGTTTGAACGTGCTATGAAACGTTCCAATTACATTACAAAATTATTTAAGAAAAGTTAATGAGTTTTTTACAAGATGTAGTAAAGGAGATCGGAAATGAATACGCTTCTCTCGTTAGTGATGGTGTTGCTGCTGGTGATACTAGTTCGTTTATCGACACAGGTTCGTACATCTTTAACGGACTTGTCTCAGGAAGTATCTACGGAGGTATTCCAGGGAACAAGATCACAGCTATTGCAGGTGAGTCAAGTACTGGCAAAACATTTTTCTGTCTTGGCGTTGTACAGCATTTCCTCGAATCTAATCCTGATGCTGGCGTTATTTATTTTGAGTCTGAAAGTGCTTTAAGTAAGGAACAGATCGAGGAGAGGGGTATTGATTCATCTCGTATGATGATTGTTCCTGTTACTACAGTACAAGAATTTAGAACACAGTCTATTAGAATACTAGATAAGTATTTGGAACAACCAGCAGACACAAGACAACCTTTAATGTTTGTTCTTGATAGTCTTGGTATGTTATCAACCAGTAAAGAGGTTGAGGACAGTGAAGCAGGTAAAGATACACGTGACATGACTAGAGCACAAGTTGTCAAGTCTATCTTTAGAGTTCTAACTCTTAAATTAGGTAAAGCAAACGTCCCAATGTTGGTTACCAATCATACATATGATGTAGTAGGTGCGTATATTCCTACTAAAGAGATGGGAGGTGGAAGTGGACTTAAATACGCAGCAAGCACAATCATATATCTATCTAAAAAGAAAGAAAAGGATGGTAAGGAGGTTGTGGGAAATATTATTAAATGCAAAACAGCTAAAGCTAGATTAACTAAAGAGAATAATCAAGTGGAGGTGAGATTGTACTATGATAAAGGTCTTGATAAACACTATGGTCTATTAGAATTAGGTGAAAAGTATGGACTATGGAAGAATGTTGCTGGAAGGTATGAGTTTAATGGAAAGAAAATATATGCCAAACAAATTCTATCAGATCCAGAAACCTATTTTACACCAGAGATAATGCAAGCTCTTGATGAGTGTGCCTCTAAGGAATTTAAGTATGGCAACTAATCTTACTGATTTTATTAAGTGTTATGATGGTTTAGCAACCAAGACTTTTTGTGATGCCATCATTGAATCATATGGTATTACTAAAGGACAGTACCTTGATAGAGAACAAAGACCATCATTCCATGAGTTAAATATATCACAGAGGTATATTGCTAAAGACCCTCAGTGGATGGGTATACAAATGCAATTAACATCTATCTTTACTGATGCTGTCAATCTTTATATTGAAGATTTGGATTGTCTTAATGACTTTCCTTTGAAGTATGCCTTTGAGGAAAATCGTTTAAAATTATATGATAACAATGCCTACGACCAGTTTAAAGATCATGTTGATGTTCAGGATTATTCTTCTGCTCGTAGATTTTTGGTCTGTTTCCTCTATCTTAATACAGTCGCTGAAGGTGGAGAAACAAATTTCCCTAGATTAGACTATGCAATTAAGCCTGAGTGTGGTAGAATATTAATATTCCCACCAACGTGGCAATACAGACATGCTGGACTTCCACCTGTGTCTGATAAAAAATACATTATTGGTACTTACCTTCACTACCTATGAATCTAGAACTTACTATACTCGGTAGTCTGATCTATAATGATGAGTATACTCGTAAGGTATTACCATTTCTTAAGTCGGATTATTTTACTGTCAAATCTTATAAGATAGTATTCCTAGAGATACATGAGTATGTAACTAATTACAATTCTTTACCTTCTTTAAATGCATTGGGTATAGAATGTCAGGAACGTACAGATCTTACTGAAGAACAGTTTAAAGAAATCATTGAGGTGTTGAATGGGTTATCTCAAGAAGAGCATGACTTGGATTGGATTGTTGACACGACGGAAAAGTGGTGTCAGGAGAGAGCGATTTATCTATCGCTTATGGAATCAGTTAAGATTGCAGACGGACAAGATGAGAAGAGAGATAAGGGAGCTATTCCACAAATACTAAGTGATGCATTAGGTGTATCATTCGATCAACATGTAGGTCATGACTACTTACAGAACTACCAAGAACGATTTGACTTTTACCATAAGAAAGAGGACAAGATTCCGTTTGATTTGGAATTTTTTAACCGTATTACAAAAGGTGGGATTCCAAATAAAACACTTAATATTGCTCTCGCTGGCACTGGTGTTGGTAAATCTTTGTTTATGTGTCATGTCGCAAGTAGTGTGTTACTCCAAGGAAAGAACGTACTATACATCACACTTGAAATGGCTGAAGAAAAGATTGCAGAAAGAATTGATGCTAATCTTTTAAACGTATCCATACAAGATATTACTGATTTACCGAAACCAATGTTTGATAAAAAGGTAAATGGTATCGCAAAGAAAACAC